AGCGATAACACCAGTCGTATCCGCCGTAACGGTATACGCGGTTCCAGATGTAGTGCCTGCGGAGATTGTTGACATTTAAAGTACCACCCAAGTTGAACCAGACGATACAGTAACCGTGACACCTGAGTTTATAGTGATTGGTCCTGCGCTCATGCCATTGTAGTTTGTACCGATAGTGTAGTTAGCCGCAATAATCGAAGAGTTAACCGTGATGCCGTTGCTTGATACCATCGCAGTAGACTGCAACTCGCCTGTGCTTGGCTTGTATAGTAGGTTTGCATTGCCCGTAAAGATTGTAGACACCGAACCGCTTGTGGCAGAAGCAAAGGTTGGAAATAGGTTACTTGCCGTCGTTGTGTCGTTAGACAGCGTTACGCCGCCCGCAGGGGTAGACCATGTAGGTGCGCTTGCGCCGTTTGACGTTAAGACCTGCCCTGCTGTACCCGCAGCAGATAGAGCAAGAGCAGATGCAGTTGAGTAAGGAACCGCCCCCGCTACAGCCGTTAGTGCAGCGTTCGTGCCGCCGTTGGCTAGAGCTAAGATGCCCGCAAGAGTCACCGCACCAGTAGTCGCAGTGTTTGGCGTAAGACCCGTGGTGCCCGCAGAGAAGGAGTTAGCGGCAGATGCCTTGCTTGCAATGACCTGCACCACGCCCGAGCTATCTTCGTAGAAGAGCTTGCCGTCGTTGTTGTTCAGCGCTAACTCGCCGGGCTCTAAGTTGGCAGCCGTGGGCACAGCCGCCGCGGTCGTCGAGAGGTAAAGTTTGATTGGGGTAAAGCCGCTTTGAGCCATTAGAACGTCCCTCCTGAGATACCACCCGTAGCAGTCAGTGCGCCCGTAGATGGAACAAATGATAATTTAGTTGATGTGACTTTTTGTGGCAGGTTGCCGGTGTTAGCAGTAACCCAAGTTGGGTACACAGCGACCGCTGTTGCGGCGTCATCTGTGATTGCGGTGTTCGTTGCGTTTGTAGCCGAGCCAACCACTAAACTTGACTGACTTGCCCAAGTGGGTGACGCAGCACCAGCAGAGAGTAATACCTCGCTTGATGTGCCTGCCGCAGAAAACGCATACGCCGTGCCTGTACCGTAGCCAATTCCACCATTAGTCGGCGTGGCGGTTGAGTTTGTCCCGCCGTTTGCAATTGGTAGCGTCCCAGTCACGCCTGTAGTCAGCGGCAAACCCGTTGCATTCGTTAGGGTGCCAGAGCTTGGTGTGCCGAGTGGACCGCCATCGTTTAACATCCGCGTCCACACGCCCGCGTGAGCAAAATACATCGCCCCATCTGCATGAGAGTGAGCTATAGCGCCGTGATAAGTCGAGGCGCTAGGAAACGCAGCTTGGTTGGCGTAATAAAAAGGGATGACGCTACTGACACCCGGCGCGGTAATTGCACCGTCATCAGCGACAGTGACAAGCGAGTTTTGTACAATTTTTCCAGTTGTGCCGTCATACCTTGTAATTGCGTTGTCTGTCGCAGAGGCTGGGCCAGACACATCGCCAGCGCCCGCAGGGGTAGACCAAACGCCATCGCCTCGCCAAAACGTAGTGGCAGACGCAGAGGTTCCTGAGTTAAGGTTCGTCACAGGAAGATTGCCTGTGACACCCGTGGTCAACGGAAGCCCAGAAGCGTTGGTCAAAGTGCCGCTTGATGGCGTACCTAATGCGCCGCCATTTACAACAGGTGAGCCAGCAGTACCCACGTTGACTGCTAATGCAGCAGCTACACCAGTGCCCAAGCCTGTAATTGAACCAACCGCAGGGGTGACGGTGACGTTACTCGCAACAGTCAGTTGACCTTGAGCGTTAACCGTAAAGGTTCCGACCTGAGTTGCAGAGCCGTAAGACGCAGCCGTAACCGCAGTGTTAGCAATCGAGATCGTGCCCGTAGAGGTGATCGGACCACCCGTCAAGCCCGTGCCCGTCGCAATTGAGGTGACGCCTGAACCTGCAGCAAAGGAGTTCCAAGAGCCGTTGTAACCCTCAAACAAACCTGTGTCTAAGTTGAGCCTGAACGCGCCAACAGCGCCTGCGCGTTGCGCGGTCGTTCCACTTGGCACCTGCACGGCTGCGGTGCCCGGCAGCACTGGGTCTGACGCAATCGCAATGATTGGGTTACCGCTCGAGCCGTCGCCACTTGTGACTACAATTTGACTCGCTGTGCCTGTGATCGTGAGCGGTGTGAGCGCCGCACCGTTAACTGCTAATAACCCAGTTCCTGTCGTGTTTGCAAGAACTAAGGGCAAGCCGCTCAAAGAGAGCGTTGGGTTACCACTTACTCCGCTACCGTTAGTCAGGGACAGCCCAGAACCGCTCACAACGAACGATCGTGCTGTGATGGTATTAGCAGCAGTCTTAACGACGATACCTGTGCCAGCGCTCTCTAACGAAGCCGCAGTGCCATTGAAGGCGATTGTGTAAGAACCTTGCGCACCACCGTCAGTGATACCAAGCCCGACACCAGTTGAGAAGTACCGACTGTTGGACAAAGTTGTTTGCAAGCCAACAGTTAAAAATGTCTGCGTGAGCGACGGGCTCGACGTAATTGCAGAGACAGTCGTTTGAACCGTTAATCCGTTCTGGACGACAGGCACTAGCTCAGTGCCGGTGATGGCCTGAGCTGCGGGAAGGGCTGTGATCCTGACATCTGCCATGTTAAGGACTCAATATATCTAAATTACCGTCATTCGGCGTATTCGCTTGCTCAGTTGCGATCCCGACATCGTCTTCGTTCTGTATGTCAGGGTCAAGGATGATGTTGTTATGCGTCTGCGCAACATCCTCATCTGGGCGAGGAAAACGTAAGCTAATCTTTTCAGACTGCCTTGCCGGCAACCTATATGGGTCAAACTGGTCACTACACGATTCAGAGCAAACCTTTATAGCGGGTATGTTGCCGTCTGCACGCATGTCGCTATAAGCTCTTTTCATCTTGCATCGATCGCATATGAAAACACTCAAACTACTGTTGCCAATTGTATCAAGGAAGCGGGGCATTTTATACCCCCTTACCGAGTGTACATGCTGATATTCGGGCTAATCATAATGGGTGACTTGTCGCGGTTCTCATTCTGCGCCAGCATGAAGTGCTTCTCGTACTGCTGCTCAAGGTACGTTATACGCGCGGCATCAACTTGCGGCAACTCCAACGCCATCTGGTGCGCCAAGCCGTTTTGAATCGCCATGTAAAAGTACTGCGGGATCTCGATCTCGCCGCTCAAATCACCAACGTCTTGGATGTACCTGTTCAGCCAGAGCTCGAGCTGCGGGCTGATGTTGTCAGGCACTGGCCAGACTTCCATGTTCGGCTGCGGGATCGTGCGATTGAACCAGTACTGAAGGGGTCGCAGCGCTGTAAACGAACGATTAGGCAGCGAGCTGTAATCGTCACGATTCATGCGCGACATGTTAATTGACATTGGCATCGTGCCAAATACAACCTGATAGAACCCCATATTGACGCCCGCAGTCTGCTGGATACGCCAAAAAGGCGCTGTCTCAGAGGGGTCAAGGTCGTAATAAATCCAAGTGCCAGATGCCCACGTCTCTGCGCCGGGTGCGTAGACCGTCACCCAAGTCGTGCCGTCCATTGAGTACTGCAGATTCACGGTCACAGAACCTGACACCGCAGGCAAGATACCGATCGTGCTGATGTAGACAGGACTGCTCGTGCCGTTTGCAATGCCGATAGAGCCCGTGTTGTTGCTCAGTTGACATATCAGGTCACCTACGCCGTTAAATGCGTTTAGGGTGGTGCCTGACGTGCTGTTGGCACCCGTACTGATGTTAGTGAGCGTGCGGTAGTTGGCGTTGAGCACGTCAACCGTGCCCACGGGCAAAAAGTACTCGTACTTGTTTGGTTGCAGACCAACGATGACTTTGTTGATCGCCCAGTAATTGACGCCGTAGTTGCTCAGGCTCGAGAGCAGGTAATACAGGCTCTCCTTAGCGGCTTGCACCTGCTCGACAGTCAGCTCCTCGGCGAGCTTACCCGCACGGCGTGCGCCGTGATCGATGAGCTGTTGAACCGAGATCGTAGTCTGAGAGACTGTGCCGCTGGTTGACATTAAAAGTTCCTAAACGATTTGACTTTTGCTTTGATACTCTTTGGCTGCGCCACAAACTGCTTACCTGCCGCCTTACCTGCTCGCTTTGCCTTGGTTGTGGCTGCGTATTCAGCAGAAGATAATGCCTTAATCGCCTTCTCTGGCAAGTACCGCTCACCCGTTTTCGAGGATTTTTTACCAGACTTTGTAGTCCACTTCTGTTCGCCCCAAGCCTTCAGAGATTGCTGAGGCTTCTTAATCACGGTAGCCTCCGCCTGCGTCTTTGTACTTCTTTGCCACTAACTGCGCCTTGCGAGCGCTCCACTGCCCAGCGCCAGTGCCTTGTACAGCAGCCGACTTTACTTGAGAAACGATGCGCTTGCGCAAGTCAGGCTTGGTGTAATTCCCCGCCGCATTGACGGAGCCACCCTCTTTCTTTGCCAACATCATCTTCTCAACCATCGCCACTCGCTGTGGCTTCGTTGTAACCTTTTTTATGATGTTCTTGCGTACAGCAGAGGTCTGATTTTTTTCGTAAAAACCAGCCTTATCTAGCGCCTTCTTGGTGACCGCTTTGGGATTTTTGGGTGCAGAGGGCATTAGCATTTCCACCTTTTAAGTGAGGCGGCTTTGCGCGTGGGCTTGCCGCTCTCGTCTTTCATCGGGCCGGGCATCCCCGACATTCTGGCGCAAAATGATTTCTTGCGAGCGCCGCCTTCTGGCTGTGGAGCTTTTAAGTTTGACCCTGTTGCCGCGTTCATCTTTGCACGCCCCTTGGCGGTCAATCCTGCGCCTTGGCTTGTGGGTAACTTCTCGCCACGACCGACTGACAGAGATACGCCGCCAGACTTCATCTTCTTATCGGCTTTAACAAACTCTTTGCCGACCTTCTGAGGCACACCGCCGAATCCACCCTTAGTGTGAGCAGCGGCCTGCATCAAGCGTTTTTGGGCAGGTGATTTGGTAGGCATGATTAGTTTGTAGGGTTCACATAATGCTTTTGCATCTCTAAGATGATTGTGTACGAATCACCTGCAGATCCATCTAAGGTTGTGAATGTAATCACTCCTGTTTTACCAGCCCCAGCATTATTCCACAAACCACCAAAGCTAGAAAAGTCTACGGTGTAGAATGAGGTTTGAGGAACAGTGCCAATAACCACAGGTGCCGTAGCCGCCCAATTTAATTGAACCTCTAAGCCGTGAGTCATGGCAGTTATTTTTAAAATGCTTACAGCGTCACAAGCACCTCCTGCGTTTGAAGGTAAAAGTGCAGAAGGCGTAACCTTTGCCACAGCGGATTCGTTCTCCGTTGCGCTCATGGTGGCGTAAAACTTCATAATAGCGACGCGCTCGCCATCAAACAGCGTCTGCGAGGTTGCAGTAATAGCCATGTCAATCTCCAAAAAGCAAGATGGGGCGACCTTAGCCGCCCCGTTTTATTACTAGCAGTTGCCTTTTTTCATCGCCTTGAAGCCGCCACCGTCTTTGCACGCCATCACAGCATGACCGCCGTCTTTGTACTTCTGCACGACACCGCCGGTTGCGTACTTCTGCACAACGCCACCAGTTGCGTACTTAGGCATACCGCCAGTTTTAAGACCCTTGTGAGCCTTAGACGCTGGCTTGTCCTCATGAGTCATCAACTCTTTTTTGATGCCCTTGATCTGGCGCTCTTCTTTCATGTGCATTGCTTTGCCTTCAACTTCGCCGCCTTTCTTGCGCATCATCGGGGCTCTTGCACCCTGAGCCATCGCGGCCTCGAGCATTGCTGCGCGAGGATCAGGACGACGACCCATTGCTGGGCGACCCATCGCGGGACGCGAGGGCATGGCACGACTACCCATTGGCATAGAAGCTGCAGCTAAGGGACCAGCGGGCATTGTGCCGCCCATGGCCATCTTAGTCTTGCCGCCTTTCTTCATACCCATGCCTGAGTCGCCGTAAGGCATCATGGCACCGCCCATGTTCATCTTCTTTGTCTTACCACCGTGTTTGGCAGCAAAGGCAGGTATTTTTTTACCGTCTTTCATTACCATCGGCATGCCGCCTTTCTTCATGCCCTTACCGGCCTCGTCAACTGAGGGCTCGGTTGACTTCATCATCTTCATCTCTTTGAAACCCATGATCTACCCCTTAGGCTTGTGTGACGCCGAGAGCGCCAGTACGGGTTGAGTTCGGACCAACAGCGATCGCTGGTAACAAGATTCCCATTACGGTGCGAACAATACCATTTGACGCAGTGGCAGGCACATAAGTCCCACGCACGTCGCCTGTGGTGGTCGTTGCGGTTGCAGTGTCAGCGGCGACAAACGTACCAGCATCTTGTGCCAGTGTGTTGTTGCTCTTAACGCTTGCAACGTAAGCCACGTTTGCAACACGAATTGGAAGGCCAAGCACGTTGGTTGTTCCAACAGTCAAGGCAGTACCCGTCGCGCCACTCACGCTCACAGAGGTGATGAGGTAGAAGGCTTTCAAACCGCTCACAGCAGTGCTCACAGCAGCGCTAGAGGTGATTGCCTCGCTCATCGCTTGACCGTAAACGTCAAAACCAGAAACCGTCACAGTTACTGGAGCCACGCCCAAGGTGTAAGTCAAGCCTGTTGGTGTACCTGCAGTGGTCACCACCGCCGCACTTGCTGTGGTAGTAAGCGTTGCAGAAGTCGCTGTTACAGCGGTCAGGATGTAGGTCGTTGGGTTGGTGTAACCAGTGATAGTACCTGTGCCACCTAAAGTGCCAGAGATTGTCAAACGCTGACCAGTTACCAAGCCTGCTTGCGAGGTGAAGGTGATCTGACCACCAGTGCCTGCAATCACAACGCTTGATAATGTCGCAGCAGCAGCAGTTGCAGTTGTTACGCTAACGCCACGAGGCACATCAAGAGAAAAAGCGGCAGTGCCAGCGACTGTGGTGACTGACTTTACGCTAGTGCCGGCCGTTAACGTCAAGGCACCCGCGGCAGCAGGGGTTTGTGAGGCGGCAATGTTGTTTGCAACAGCGGCTTGAGGAACCACATCCCACACATAGATGCGACCCAAGGGGCCAACACCCAAGCTCATTGGGGATGGATTGTCAAAAAGTTCTAAATCATGCAAAGTCAACGCAACAGTGTTTGCGATGTTGATTGCTTGGTTGAGGATATAAGTGCCAGCACCACCAGTGCCAGTACCGAATGCAGTGATGTAAGTGCCGTCAGTCACACCTGTGCCATCGACATACATGCCGACGACGATTGGTGCGCCAAAGCCCACAGAGGTGATTGTCAGGGTTGTGGATGAAACGCCACCAGTACCGCCAATTGCGGTAGTCGAATAGTTGCGTAGACCCGTACCCATGAAAGTTGGTGCAGAACCTAAGAATAGGTCGTCTGAAAATTGAGGCATTTTAAAACTCCTGTGGCTTGAACCACTCGGGTTAATTTAAAAAGGGGGCTAAGGTTTCCCCGCCCCCTGTTACTTTACACGCCGGGCGTGCCGTACACTGCGCGAGGGTCAGTCCACGAAATCGTGTACCGCTCTGTTGCCTTGTAACGCATTGAGTCAGTCTCAAAGTCGCCTTCCATAGTCTTTTCCAGACCACGGCGCATCATCAACTTCAGACCTTCTGGCGCGTCAGTCTGCACCCACCAGTTGGTGGCTGAAGTCAAACGGCTCAGTACCGAAGCGCCTTCAGGCATCAGACCAATCGACTTGACTGGGTTAATGTCGTTGTTGGCGGTGCCGGTACGGAGCACAGACTTGAGCAGAACTTCTGCTTGGAAGACGTTGCCGGGTGCAACAATCAGCTTCAGCGGCTGAAGACGGATCTTCTTGCCGTTGTTATCCACAGCTTGGCGCACTTGGATGAGCATCTGCTCAAGCGAAGTTTGCGACAAGTTAGCTGCGGTCGTGAGCTGGTTGCTGAACACGCCGTTTACGATCGGGTGCGAGGTGTTGGTGAGTGAGACGCCGTCGCCGCCGACGTAGCTGCTATTGAACGCACGGTTCAATACGTTAGCTGCGAGCAGTTCTTTTGTCTCAATCAACGACTGCGCTAAGTGCTTAGCGTAGACCTGACCGATACGGATGTGGTCGCCGTCCTCAACCAGAACTTTGGTCAACGCAAAGGCTAAGCCGTAGACGTTGTACACATAGCGCTGGAGGAACAGCACGCCGCCCTGCTGGTACGAGACGGGGGTGCCGTCAGGTAATCT